ACGCTGTAGATTTAGGTACAACAGCACTACAATACAAAGATGCTTACTTTGATGGTGCAGTAAAAACAGATACACTTACTGTGGATGAGAGTGCTACTATAGCAGGTAACTTAACTGTTAGCGGAACCTTTACTGATGGAGGAAGCGGTACACAAACTGTAGCAAGGCAGTCAATATCTGGTGGTACTGGTATAACATATAACAACAGTACTGGTGTTATTAATTGTGATATTAATACACCTGCAGAAGTGGGGTTATCTTCTTTATCAAGTAATGGAAATTCTTTGTCAGGTAACTTTTCTGTTTCAGGAGCAATTACTGCAACAGGTAACGTAACAGCTTTTTCAGATGAAAGACTTAAAGAAAACGTAGAAACTATTGAAGGTGCGCTAGATAAAGTGTTACAGATGCGTGGCGTAACTTTTAACTACAAAAGCGAACTCAATGATGGTCAACGTGGCACAGGTGTTATAGCTCAAGAGATGCAGCAAGTTATGCCAGAGGTTGTAGAAGAAGGTGAGTATCTATCTGTAGCATATGGTAACATAGTAGGTGTACTAATTGAAGCTGTAAAAGAATTAAAAGAAGAACTAGCTAATTGCAAGTGTAAAAAGTGTGAGTGTGAGTAATGGCTCTTCAGACTAGTGGTGCTATTAGTCTAAATGATATACACGTAGAAGTTGGTGGTACTAGTGGCACTAACTGCTCTCTTAATGATGCAGATTTTCGTTCACTAATAGGTGTAAGTGATCAGGCTAACCAAAGTTTACTACTATACTATGGTCAGTCTAATGAAATACCTCTAACTTCTGCTGGTAATGTAAACGGACAAGCACAAAGAAAACAAATCTCAGCTTCTAGTTTTATATCTTCTGGAGGAACTCTAAGTATACCATCAAATATGTGGGTTTGGTCAGATGATAGAACAGTAGCAGCATTGACTGTAGATATTCCTTGCACTATTATAAATAACGGTAAAATAATAGGTAAAGGTGGTCAGGGCGGCTCTGGTCTTAGAGTAAAAAACTTACCGCATCCAACCACTAGTGCTTACAACGCTGGTTACGGCACAGTTAATTTAGGTACTGGCTCAGATGGTGGTCCTGCTATTAACGTTACATCTTCAGGAGTAACTATTATAAACAAATCAGGTGCTTATATTGCTGGTGGCGGTGGCGGTGGTGGCGCTGGTGGTGTTGAACCAATGAATACCGCTGCAGGTGGTGGTGGTGGCGCTGGTGGTGCAGAAGGTGGTTACAGAGTTGGACCAGGTTCTTTTACTGATGGTCAAGGTTCTGGATGGCCTAACTATACTACAAACGGACCTCAATATTCTCAGTTTGGTATATACGGAACAGGTAATGGGAATGGACCTTCACTTGGTTATGGTGGAGAACTTAACCAAAGAGGATGGTACGTTTCCGTATCGAACTCTCCCAACTACGGAACTTGGTCAAAAAGTTATACTCATGGTTATGCTGGTGGTCCAGGTGGACCTGCTTCAGGCGAGGATCAAGCATCTATGTCTGGACAGGGTGGTGGTAGAATACTTCCAGGCTCTAGGGCAAACTCTCCTAATTATGGCTCTAGTGCTACTACTTCTTACGGTGGCGCAGGAGGAGAAGCTGGTGGTAATGGCAACTCCGCTGGTGGTTATGGAGGTTCTTCTGGCGGTGGTGGTGGCTGGGGTGCAGCAGGTGGTAGAGGATACAGAGGTGCTTTTACAAGTGTACAATGTCAAGGCGGCAACGCAGGAGCAGCTATAACAGGCACGTCAAGAACACTTAGCAATAGCGGCACAATTTATGGTGGAACATAATGGCACTACAAACTAGCGGTCCTATTAGTTTAAACGACATGCACGTAGAGGTAGGTGGCAGTAGTAATAGTTTATGTTCTGTAAATGATGCAGACATTCGTGATCTAATTAGTAGGGGTGCTAACACTTCACAAAACTTTCAAGAGTACTATGGTAAATCAGCAGAGACATCATTACCCACTGGTGGTAGTACAGTAAACGGACAAGCACAACTGAAACGTATAAATGCATCAAGTTATATTTCATCTGGTGGTACACTAAGGATTCCTTCTAATATGTGGGTATGGTCAGACAGTACGTCACATGCTGCATTAACTATAGACATACCATGTACTGTTATAAATGATGGTAAAGTTATAGGTTGTGGTGGTAGGGGTGGAAATGCTGGTTATAATAGTAGTAGCTTTGCTGGTGTTGCAGGTGGAGCAGCCATAAATGTTACATCTAGTGGTGTTACAATTACTAATTCATCTGGTGCTTACATAGCAGGGGGTGGCGGTGGAGGCTCTACTAGTGCTGTAAGACACACTTCAGGCACGTACCAGATGGGAGGCGGTGGCGCTGGAGGAGGCGCAGGAGGCGGTAATGGTGGTTCAGGAGGCGTACGTTCAGGTAATTCTACTTCAGGAGGCAGTAATGCTGCAGGAGGAGCGTTAAACGCAACAGGAGCTAACGGTTCATATTCTGATCCTTATACGGGTGGAGGCGATTCATATGCTAGTGCTGGAACAGGTGGTGGTGCTGGTGGTGGTGCAGGAGGTGCTGGAGGACAGCAACAATACCTAGCAGATGGCGGTGCAGGAGGGCGTATATTGCCAGGATCAGGAGGCTCTGGTGGTGGTGCAGGAGGTAGCAGGGCAGTAGCTGGTACTTCAGGCGGTAGCGGAGGTAATGCAGGAGTAAACAATACAAGTTATAAATACTCAGATAGTCAACCTGGATATGGCGCTGGTGGAGGCGGTGGCTGGGGAGCCAGTGGAGGTTCAGGACATGCAGGTTATAATGCAGGAGGATCTGGAGGAGCAGCAATATCAGGAACTTCAAGAACACTAGGTAATAGTGGCACAATATACGGATCAACATAATGAGCAGATATACTTACGCAGGGCAAACACATGGTACTTTAACAGAGCTTGAAACTTCTGTTACAAACATGAAAGCAACATTAGATGGACGGCCTACAACTTGGTGTGTCGTTAAACCTATGATAAACCCTAGAACGATAAACATATATAGTGGTGATGTAATTGGTTATGAATCAGGTGAACCTTTAACAGATATAGAAATAAACGAATTAAGTAGTTCTGATAATGTATATAATGTTTATTCTATTAATGACGGAGATAACTTTACACAAATACCAGAAGCTGACGTTGCTGGAAAAGTAAGAGCAATGAGAACATCTTATGCTAGATGGTTAATAGTAAATAAATATTATGATAATGAAAATGAATCAGTAATGAACATAACAAACGAGGACATGTCAGGTTATGTCTAACATCACACCAGAAGAATTAGAAGCTATGCTAGATCGTGCAGCAAAGCGTGGTGCTAAGATGGCATTGCGTGAAGTAGGACTACATGATGACGATGCTCGTAAAGACATAACAGAAATGCGTAACTTACTAGAAGCATGGCGTGACACACGTAAAGGTGTGTGGTCAACTATGGTCAAGATGTCAACTGTAGCAGTAATAACATTCATTGCCGCATCACTTTGGATGCAAATAGGGAAATAAGATATGGCTAATAAATTCGCAGGATTCACTAATGAGTCAATGGAAAAGAAGATACTCCCATCACTGGGCTACACAGGGGCAATGGATAGAGATTCCATAAATAAGTTTCTTGCAGCTAGTCCTGCAGCAGCAGCACAAATGGGTAAGTACACTATGGCAGCTAGGCAGATGGTTGAGGGTAAGCGTCTTAATAAATTTTTAGGTGGTCCTGCTTTTGGTTCACAGGAGTATAAAGACCTGACAGCAAAGACACATGCTGCTGCACTACAAAGACAGGCAGATAAAAAAACTATGGAATCGGGTGATGTAGGGCAAAGGATGGCTGTTTTACAAAGACAACAGAACGCTCCAAGCCCTGATCCATTAGCAACACAATACTCACAGAACGATGTTATTAGAGGAGTTAACTCAGGCGGTTCAGGTAGTAGTGCAGCATCAGCATCACAACCAGTAGCAATGCCTAGTACACCTAACGTTTCTGGGGGTAGTGCTACTACTAATACAACAGGTGCTGATCAGGCTACTAGTCAACAAGGCTCGTTTCAAACAACAGGCGCTATGGGTATGCCAAGTGGCGGTAACATGACTGCTCAAATAGCAGCAGACCCTACTGCTCCTACAACTGTAGCTGCTGTACAATCTAATAATAACCCAGCAGCTAATATAGCTGAGAACACTGGACAGGCAGGAACAGCTACACAAGCTGGTGTAACTACAGCAGGAACAGCAGCACAGGCAGCAGCACCTACAACAACACCTGCTGCTCAAATGACAGCAGCCCAATCACAAGGTGCTGTAGGTCAGGCTTTGCAGGGTATGGCTGGCGAACAAGGACAAGTAAGCCCAGAGTCATTAATGAATGCGGCACAAATGGACCCTAATTCTGCTGCATCTCTACAACTACAAGCAGCACAGCTAGGACAAGCACAAACAGTGCAAGCACCTACACCTTTACAGGTTACACAAGATCAACTCATAGATGGCTCTTCTGTAAAGCAAGGACAGGTAGATGCTACCCTAGCAAAAGCTGAAGCTGCTCTTGTACAGGATGAGATGGCTGATTTGATGCAAGACTTTCAGGGTGGTAACACACCTGTATGGGCAGCAGGGGCCATGAGAGCAGCTAACTCAGCAATGGCTGCACGTGGATTGTCTTCCTCTAGTATGGCAGGTATGGCTATTGTACAGGCAAGCATGGAAGCAGCACTACCTATTGCACAGATGGATGCATCTAACAAGCAGCAAATGGCAATGATGAAAGCAGAGCAACGTGCCAAGTTTATGGGCATGGAGTTTGACCAGAACTTCCAAACTAAAGTTAAGAATGCTGCACGTATATCTGAGATAGCTAACATAAACTTTAGTGCAGAACAAACTATAGCCTTAGAGAACGCTCGTATGGCTCAGACAGTAGACCTAGCTAACCTGTCGAACAGACAAGCAAAGGTTATGGCTGATGCAGCCACCATGACGCAGATAGATATGGCTAACTTAGATAACAGACAGCAAGCAGCAGTACAGAATGCACAGGCTTTCTTGCAGATGGACATGGCAAACTTAGATAATACACAACAGATGACTATGTTTAAGGCACAGGAAACTACAAACTCCATACTTAGTGATACTGCTGCCCTGAATGCATCAAGACAATTTAATGCCTCTTCTCAAAACCAAACAGATCAGTTCTTTGCGTCACTTGGATCACAGGTATCACAGTTTAATGCAGAACAAAACAACGCTATAAAACGTTTCAATGCAGGTGAAACAAATGCACTAGCTCAGTTTAATACAGCACAGAACAATGCACGTGAACAGTTCAACGCACAGAACCATCTTGTAATTGCACAGGCTAATGCTCAGTGGGCGCAGAACATTACCACAGCAGAGAATGCAGCAGTCAATCAAGCTAATCGTGACGCAGCTATAGCAGCCAATAACTTAACCATGACAGGCTACAACAATGCTATACAACGTGAGCGTGACATACTAGCATGGGCATGGGAAGCAGGACAGAATCAGAAAGACAGAGACAAAGCTATTGCTGTAGCAACTATTGAAGCTACTGATGGTGAGTCTTCAGGTAACTTGATAGCAGATTCAGCAGGTAACTTATTATCAAAGATAGTAAACTCAGCTATTGATTCTTTTGTACCAGACATTGTAGACGCAATAAACCCATTTAACTAAGAGAGATTTATAATGGCGTATAATCCTAATTCATATTTTAATTATGAGGCTGGACGTGGGAGTATATATAGCTCTCCACCAAAGAGTAAACCTAAGAATGCTAACCAACAAGCTGCTAAATCAATGGGGTCTGCAGGTATAGGTGGCCTTGGTGGTAAGCCTACTACAACTGCTGCACAAAAGATTCAAGATAATTTTAGAGAACAGACACAGAAAGATAGTGGTAGTACCTATGATGAAATAGCTTTACCTACTGAAGCAGAAGTAGATAAAGGAATTAAAAAAGGATTAGGCTCTCCTGATAAACCAGATGATGACAATAAAGATCAATCACCTTTAGAGAAAATAAAAAGTACCTTTGATAGTGTATCAGAAATGATGGGATTAGGCAAACCTGAGAAACCAAAAAGAGCAGCATACACACCAGAGAAAATCTATAGTACTGCTGCGTTTAGAGCTAGGTCTAATGACCCTATTGATCTGGACGCACAGAACAGAAGGATAAATGCTGCAGTAGACTTTGGAAACAGAGCGCCTATGGCATACTTACCTGCTGGTGGTACTTACGATGAGATAACAAAACAAAGGGGCGCTGATGAGCGTAGTCAACAGAAAATGGCAGAATCTATCAACGCTACAATAGCACAACTCTACGCTGCTAATGATCCTGCAAGACAGTTCTATCAGTCTGGCGTACCTATGGATCAGAGAATATTTGAACCAGAGCTAGGGTATGACGAAGTACCACAGGTTCTTACAGAAGGGCTGGGATCAAAGAAAGAAAAGCACAAAGTTAAAAAGGGTGACACTTTATCTGAAATTGCACAAGATAATGGAACTACTGTTGAAGAGCTTGTAAGATTAAACGACATAGAAGATAAAGATGTAATAGATGTAGGCCAAGAAATAAAACTATCTGATACAGCTAATGTAAATAATCCACAGACTAGAGATGGTATTAGCTTTATTTCTACTGATGCCATAGATAACATATATACTGAGATTGGTGCTTCAGAAACTACCACTGCTCACTTGGGTGATGCAGATTTTGAAGACGTTGGTATAACGTTAGGGTATGGTATTGTTCCTACAAGTGGACTAAAGTATGAACATAATGGAACGGTTATAGAACTTCCTGATGAGGAAGCGGAGAGGTGGACTACGTTGTCTGCTGCTGGTGTAACAGAAGACAACTTTGACCCCGATAATGTAATAACAGATGACGTAGTAAAAGATGGTATTAGAAGAGATTACTATGACTCAGATGAAAGTTTTACAAAAGCAGTAATGAAAAAGTTTCAAGATCGTGTAGAAACTGCAGCCGAAGGACAGGGTGTAGATGCAGATGATATACCAGAGGGTGCTATGACAGGTTTAGTAGGTTACTCTTACAATACAGGATCAAGCCATAATTACAATGATATGCAACCTGTTTATGAAGAACTTACTCAGGGCGCTAACGCTAACATGACTACAGTACAAGATGGTATGTTACAAGTGTTTACTACAGGAGGCATAGTCAAACAAGGAATGGCAAACAGAAGACGTACTGATTATAACCACGTAGCAGAAGCACTAGGAAAACCTACAATAACACATAAAACAAATAAGCTATTACCCAATGGTAACGCAGGTTTTGAGTTCGAGTTTTCTGACGGAACTACAAGAACGTTTGATACAGGTAAAAGTTATGCAACAGAAACAAGTCAAGCTGATTTTAAAAATGACTTAGATAGAAAACAGGCAGTTAACTAATGTTTGGACTACCACTAGAATTAATAACAATGCTTTTCTCTACTGTACTAGGTGGAGTTATGTCTTTAATAGGACAGAATGCTAAGAATAAAGCTGAACAACAAAAGGCTTTAATAGGTGCA